AGCTGAACCTAATACTACAATCTGATTAAAAGATTTGTAATTAATACCGAGTATGCTTTCTTCCAAATATTGTTGGTAATCCTTTTTGGCAGCATTCTGATTAATCATCTCACCATCTTTATAGATTTCAAACACGTTAGGTTTCATACATCTACGAATAAGATAATTATTACCACCAGCTGCAAAATAAAGTTCGACCTCAAGTCCCTTTTTATTAATACTGTTTAAGAGTTGACTTTTACTAATGTTACGGAAAGGCTTTCCATATAAACCAAACGTCATTGCATCCAGTAGAGTACTTTTACCAGAACCATTTGACCCACTGACCAATGTGGTCGGCGATGCATCAAAATTAATTGTTGTAAAGTTATTACCGGTTGATAATATGTTTTTGTATTTTATTTTCTTAAAATGGATTCTCATTATAAACTAAGTGCCTCACTATAAAGTTCATTAACGACACTTTTAACTCGTTCTTTATCAGCTGATGTTTCAATTGATTCTATATAATCATTTAAAAGTTCTGATGTGTCTTTTGTTTCGTCTAGTATTTCCTCATCTCCGTAATCTGCTAGGTTGAGATTGTCATCAATTGCTTTTACATCTACTGCTCCACATTCTGACATTCTGTTCATAAACAAATCATAGAGATATGCGTTTGTTCTGTTTTTAATTATTACCTTAACATAGGTATCTTTATATTGTTCCGTGTCAAAATTTGCGACATCATCTACTGTCCATTCCTCATCGTCGTAATTTATTTTAAAGAACACTCTGTTAGGGTTCAGTATCTTTTCTATCTCTCGTGTTTCTGTATCGAATACATGGAAACCTCGTTTGCCTTTATAATCACCCCACATCATCTCATACGGCGCACCAAGGTATTCTAAATTTTTATATCTTGATGGGTGGTGGAAATGTCCTGAATAGACATCTTGGAATTGTTTAAATACACCTAGCTCTAAACCGTGTGCGCATAATTGACCTCGCATCATCTCAAAGCCTCTCATTTCCAAATGGCCCATTACAACATTGGCATCACTATTCTTTATAAACTCTAAATTGTGTTCAGCATTTTCTCTACTAATCCAAGGAAGCATAAGGAACTTTGTTCCACCAAGTTCTAAGTGCTGACCATGATCTTGATATAATGTAAAGTTAGGATATTCTTTTAATAGTAAATTCATACTATTCACTTCGTTTGTATTGCTGTAATATGTATCATGGTTTCCAATTAATGCATGGAACTCTATATTACGTTCGGCCAAACCATCGAACAATGCAGTTTTAGCATGCTGTAAACTTACATAATTAACATACTTTCTACGATCGAAGGTATCACCCAGATCGAATACGGTTGTAATATTGTGTTTATCCAAATATGGAAAGAATACCTCGTGGAAAAACTTTCTTTGAACTTCGTGAAATACACGGCTATCTCCTCTTGCACCGAAATGAAGGTCGGTGATAATTGCAATTTTCATACTACTCCTGGATATTTTCTGCTACTGCTACCTCTGTTTGCAGTTGCTGGGCCTCGGCGGCACTCATAAGTTTTAAATAGTTCATTAAGCCGGAACGCTTCTTTTCTATTTTGGATTTTTTCTTGTTTGCTCTGTCCCATTTTAAACGAGACACTTTGTCTTTATATACTACACCATGCAAATGATCGAATTCATGTAGGAAACATCTTGCGCCATAGCCAGATATTAAACCTTCTTGTCTTTCCAATTTTTCATTATACCAAATGGCTTTGACATCTTTAGGTCGGGCTAATTTTACAAACATATCTGGAAAACTTAAACAGCCTTCAACATCGAGTTCTGTCTCATCTGATACGTCAACAATCTCTGGATTAATAACCATTACTGAAGCGTCTTCTTTTTCTCCCATAACAAATAGTTTATAGTCTAAGCCTACTTGAGGTGCTGATAGTCCAAGACCATTTTTCTCAAGCATTAGTTTTACCATTTGTTCCTTAAGTTCTACTGGGTCGAAACCTGGAGCTTCCAAATTTACGTCAGACACTTCCCTTGAAAGGATAGGATCTGGGTAGTATACTAAGTTCATAATTTACCTTCTTCTCTCATTTGTGCACGAATTTTTGTGGCAGATATCTCGTGAATATCTTTGCCGAGGTCATGTTCTGTAAATGTATAACCTACTCCACGACCATAGCTAATGTCAACAATATTTGGTACTTCTAAAATTAAATACTCACGGCCATTTTCATAACCATGTTCTCTTAATCCATTTTCAATACCTTCGATGGTCTGTATCATACCAAATGGATTATCATCTTGTACTGCTGTACGACCTGCTCCTGCATCGCCATCAAAATTATATACGTCTCTTACCATTATAACAACTTGCCCGGTCAATGTCAAACACTTTTTAAAAAGATTTGTATGTCCGTCATGCCAAGGTTGCCATCTGCCCAACATTTGCACAGTGGGCTTTTTATAATCAAACATATTCTCTACGTCAATCATCACTTTACTCCATATTTTATAAATTTATACCATAGCCTTTCATGGCCATAATATAGTCCAAATTTTATTATCAAATCAGCTAGAAACACTGCTCCGATTGCCTTAGGTGGCAAACCAAAAAACCAAGCTATACAGACTGTGGTTATACTCGCAATAATACGCCAGGTGACTGCTTTAGCCAAATGACGTTTTGCACTTACTTCTTCAGCCATGTATCATAAGCCATATTAATTACTGGTTCTAATTCCAAATGTGTACTTGGGTACCATTCAGTAATGTGATAATCACAATGACGAGGAGCCTCGAAAATTTTATTTGTATCTTCGAATCTACCTTCCTTAATAGTATCCATCCAAATTGTATAATCTGGGTCAAAAGAATTTCTTGCATCTACGAAAGGACATACAAAATCTGTAATTGCAATTTTACCAGCCATGGATACACCATCTGATAAGAGTCTCATTCTCATTGCTTGTCTCATTCGGCCTTCATTACTGAAGTCCCAATCATCATATCTTTCTCTAACAGCGTCGGCATTTATCCAAACACCTTCAACAGCTTCTGCCAAAGGTTCTGCTAGTGTACTCTTCCCTGAGCCGGGAAGACCAAAAACTAATACTTTCATTTACTGTCCTTGTTTTCCAATTTTAAACTAAGAATAGCAGTGATGCCACCAAATACCATTGGCGTTAACATTATACATGCTACTCCAATCAATAGTCCTAATTCCATTTGATTAGTAAGTGTTTCGTGTCCCATTACTTTGCTGCCTTCTTTTCCTTATTTGCTTTTGAATCTTCTTTTTTCTTTTTGTGTTTTGCTTCGAATTCCTCTACGAACTCATTAATGTATTCCGGTAGTTCATTTTGTGGGACATAGTCGCCAGAACTATTTAGAATCATATTCTCGTGGTTCATTTGTTGTGAGGCCTTAAATTTAATGTACATCTGCTTTTTCTCTTTAGCGATGCGTCTTAAGAATGCGTACCAAATGATTTGTGTGAAATATGCAAAAGGGTTTTGTGATTTGTCTGGATTAAAATTATGAATGTACTGCAGGCAGTTTTCAATTCCATCTGAAATCATCTCTTCTTTATATGTATATCCAGAGAAGTTTGGTTTTGTTGCAAGTCTTGTTGCGATTAACAAGATGCATTTACCAATATAGTCTGGGACTATGGGGTTGCGTTCACCTGATTCCTCAGCCTCTGCCACCAATTTTTTGTAATCAATTAGAGCTTGTAATAGATCTTTATTGTTTACATAGTTCTTTTTTCTTGCCATTTTGGCTCTCCTAGTAAACTATCATAATTTAGTAATAGTGTGTATTATAATACAATTTTTAACCATTGTCAACCGTTTAGTCAATAAAGTTAAAAAGTTTTCATTTTTTTTAAAAAAAGTGTTGACATCTGCTTAGATCATGTTATAATAAGCTTATCGGCTTTAAGTTATACCTATGAAGGGTTGATGTCAATAGTGTGGATCTTGAATGAGAATTGCTCAGAACTATAAATCTCTATTCTCTTTTTAAAATGTTTCAGCGTGTAATTTTCAAAACTTCCGACTGATAAATCATCAGTAATATCATATAACACGGCTTGTTCGGAATCTTTAGCCTTCCTCAATGTTCTTCCTATACTTTGTAATACTTTAATCTCTGATTTAGAACCAGAGGCAAAAATTACATTGTCTAATCTTTTTAGGTTCACCCCCGTACTGAATACTCCATATGAAGCCAAGATATCATGCTTCTTCACTGGGTCATTCTCAACCAAATGTCGTATTCGCTCACGTTCCTCACCAGATGTTCCACCATAGATAAAATGCAACTCTCTTCCTTCTTTGCGCAGCAAAGGTTCTAAGACTTTACCATGTTTTTCTACCAAATCAAATAACACAAGATTATTCTGGTCCTTGAGTGACCAAAGAAGATTCCTTATAAACATATTGCGTTTTGAATGGTTGGTGATATATTCACGTTCGGCCGGCCATTTCTTTAGTTTGTCTAATCTGCCCATCGCATCTTTAAATGCCTTACGAGCTTTATTGTCGTGTGATAGAACAATTGCTTTTACTTTAAAATTAGCAACAGTTCCTTCATCCATTAATTTCTTTGTTGTCACAAGCTTTTTCACTTTACCAAAACAACCTTCCAAAACTAATCTGTGTGTTTTACTCTCAGCTGATTTTAATGTTCCAGTAAAGCCATGTCTATAATCACAATCAGTTAATTTATGCATAATTGATGTGAGAGATTTCGCCTGGAATAGATGAGCTTCGTCTCCCATCACAACTCTAAATTGAGCAAACCAACTTTTTGGTTGTTTAACGAGTGATTGCCATGTTGATATGACAATAGGCGCAGCAGTATTTTTATCTACACCGCCTTGTATTTTGTATATAATAGACTCATCGCAACCATAATCTACAAAATCACCAGCCATCTGATGAACCAAACCAATCGTAGGTACAATAATAAGAGTACGATGTCCGAATGTTTGGAAATAGTGTTGCTGTAGTAAATAGATAATTAAACTTTTACCAGATGATGTTGGGCTGAGTGATAATGAACGCCTTTTAGCAATAGCGTTTTCTACATATTCAATCTGATAATCACGAGGAATAAATTTACAATTAATTTCTTTTGCGAGGTCAGTTACGTAATTGGATTCAACTGGTTCATCTTTCCATTTTTCTGGTATATTACACTGATAGCCTCTATCGTGACAAAACTTTTGTAAGTGTGGTAAAAGACCAACATATAAAACTGGTTTAAAAGGGCTGAACATTCTAATAATGCCATCCCATACTCGTGCTTTGAATCTTGGATTAAATTGATAACCTTCTGGTCTGAAACTGAAATGGTCTGCAAGTTCTGTTTTTACACTAGCCTCAGCAACGACGCGCATATAAACCGCATCAATTTCTTCAACTGTAATTATATCACTCATAGTTTAATTGCTAATATTAGTAAAATTGCTGTCAATAAGATATTGGTAAAGAAAATACCAATTGCTAAAATTGTATGATACCAAATCCATCTTGTTTTATAAGCGTTTTCAATGGTGATTTCATTTGGGTCTGTATCGTCAGCCATTACATCAACTTTAACACGATTATCTTTAAGTTTGAGTTCTTCCTCGACGTCCTTAAATTGATTCTCTGCTTCTCGTTTGAAACCCCACTCTAAAAATTTATCCCACATTAATAATCTCCTGCCTGGAACTTTAATATGTCAATCATATTTTTAATGATAAAGTTCCTACTGTGTATTGTTCTTATTATATCCTCTAAATAATTTGCATTTGCTGAATGATAATCTACAGTAAGACTCATTTTAATAATATCTTTATCTGCTTGAATATATTTGTCGATATCGTTACGTAATACCTTTAACTGAAAAGGTTTCCAACCATGTTCTTTTAGAGTTTGTTCGTCCATAGAGCCATCATAATAATGACGTTTCTCCATTTCAAGTTCTTTGTATTCTGCTTTGAGTTTCTTAACGCGAAGTACTTCCCTATAATAGAGATTGTAATATTTGCTGTGGAGCTGTGGAATTTTTT